AGGAGTGTCCGTTTTGAGTGGTGGAAGTTTTGGTTATTTGTGCTACAAGGATGTCAATGAGCTAATGGAGCCGTCAAGTATCTCCAACCTTGAAATTATGGTGCAACACTTACAGTTGTACGGTTACGAGGACATAGCACGAGATACACAGCGGTTGATTGAGTATATCAGGTCGGCAAGTATTAGAATCGAAGTTTTGAGCGAGAACCTTAGCGGAGTTTTTCATGCGGTAGAGTGGCGTGCGAGTGGAGATATTGGCAGAGAAACCATGATTGCAGAACTTGAAAAGTACAGAAATGGTGGTGCGAATGGCTGATTGGAAGAAAATCTATGCTATGAAAGCAGAACGTGAGAAAAAAATAAAACAGATATGCCCCGAAATATCGAATGTTAGCGGAATCTATTTGTTTTACAGAGTGGACGAAGCAGGAATCAGAAGAGGGTATTGTGGGCAAGCTGTCAGACTTTTAGAGCGCACATCTTCTCACCTTGCGGAATACGACCATATAGCATTGAGCCTTAAAAAACATGGCTTCAAGAGCAAAGATAATCCGCATGGGTGGTCATTGCATTTTTTAACCTGTGGGATATCAGAACTTGATGAAAAAGAAGTCGAGTATATTAAAAAATGTTCTGATAGTGGTATTCAGATGTACAACGTCACGGCAGGAAGTCAAGGTAAAGGGAAACAAGTAACAGGGCAATATAAACAGCCTAAAACTTATTCGCAGGGCATACAACAAGGCAAAATCAACCTTGCAAGGGAACTGGCGAACATTGCCGACAAGCATCTAGTCATCAGTTTGAAGCCTGAGAAGCAGAACAATTCCGTGTCAAAAAGACAATTTGTTCGGTTTATGGAACTTTTGCATGGAGAAAAGGACGGTGAATAATATGAAAGTATATATTACAAAATATGCACTTAGTACTGGAATCATAGAAACTGACGATGCAGAGATTTGTTCAAATATTTCCGGAGATATGATAAGTTCTAAAAAATATGGATATTATCGCGGAAATGATTGGCACAAAAAGAAGGAAGACGCAGTTTTAAGGGCAGAAGTAATGAGAATAAAGAAAATTGAATCATTAAAAAAACAAATTGAAAAATTGGATAAAATGAAATTTTCTTTGTAGAGTTCAAGCATCACAGAACTTGGAGGTGATACATAAAATGCCAAAACGATATGACAATCCGCAGGAAATTTTAAAAATCATGCGGCAGACAGAACTTTTGAAGCAGTCTGCGGAGAGGAGTCCATTCACCGGAATACTGACACTGTTTTGCTATACCTTGTGGAAAGACTACAAGTACTCACAGACGAGACTTTCCGACTTCTGCGGTAAATTCACCGAGTACAACGAAAAGTACGAGAATGAGCCTTATACGGAGTTACAGAGCAGACTTAACGATTTTGCAGACTGGACGATTGAGTACAAGGAATTTACCGAAGCTGATTATCCACATTATAAGTCGGTTGTAGCGCAGAAATGCATCCGGGAACAAGTCAGATGTAACAATCTTATCAATGAGTTGTCCACCAGGTACATCTTATATGGAATGGTAATTCTTATGGAAGATGGATTCGGTAAGAAGAAGCTGACGAATTTCAAGGATAAGTTTTCTGACCACATGGACAAAGCCTGAGACAAGTGCAACGGAAAGGATTTCATGGATTTATGGAGAGAACTGGTGGAAAATACCGGGATCTATATTGAGAAGCCTATTTTTGAGTAAGGAGTTCTATATGGCAGAAAAAAGAATGTTCAGCGCAAAAATAATTGAGAGTGATGCTTTTTTGGATATTCCTG